GTATTGATGGTATTGAAGATACACTAACAAAAATATCATACGCATCAAAAGAAGGTGCTGGTATTGGCTTATTAATTGACCCATTAAGAAGTAAACATTCAATGGTAGGTTCATTTAATGGTAACGCTGGAGGTATTGTGAGATTAGCCGACATGGTTCAAAGTAAAATGAGATTTTACAAACAAGGTAGCCGTTCAGGTAGTTGTGCTTTATACTTATCATTATGGCACCGTGATATTATGGATTTCCTTGAATTAACTTTACCTATCGGTGATGAGCAATTAAGAACTCGTGACTTATTCTTAGCTGTTGTTGTTAATGATCTATTTATGGAGAAATTAATAAACAATGAAGATTGGTATATATTTTGCCCAAATGATATAGAAAAAGCTGGTTTAAAGCCATTACATGACACTTGGGGTGATGAGTTTGTTTCGGAGTACAATAAAGCTGTGGAATTAGGCTTAGGCACACCAATTAGCCCAAAAACAATCTGGGATGCTATCATTAAAGCGCAAGTTGAAAGTGGTAGACCATATGTTTTCTTCAAAGATAACGCGAATAAAAGAAACATGCAAAGAAATATTGGTGTTATTAAACAAAGTAACCTTTGTATAGAAATTACAAACGTTTCAAAACCTGGTTATACATCACAATGCACATTAGGTTCAATAAACCTAGCTGAACATGATACTTTAGAAACAATTCAAAAAAGTACAAGAGTTATGGTTAGAGCGCTAAACTCAGTTATTGATAAAAATAAATGGAGTGATGATTGGAGTGAATTAGCGGGTTTGGATCAAAGATCTTTAGCAATTGGTGTTGCTGGTTTGGCTGACTTCTTTGCTAAAAAGAAAATAGCATTTGAAAGTGAGGAGGCTAAAAAATGGAATAATGATATTTTTGAAGCGATGTATAAAGCAGCGGTAACAGAATCGATGATCATGGCTAAAGAACAAAATAGAACATATCCATCGTGGGAAGGTAGTCCATACTCTAATGGTGAAACATACATTGAAGGGTGGAGTCCTTTAGCTCCAGGTGAACCAATACCCATGTTAAATTCATTATTATTAGCTTTAATGCCAACAGCATCTTCAGCTATTCTGTTAAGTGTATTTGAATCATTTGAACCCGTAACATCGAATCTATTTACTAGAAGAGTTGGACAAGGTGAGTTTTTAGTGATAAATAAACACCTGGTTAGCGATTTGGATAATATTGGTTTATGGAATAATGATATAAAAAATAAAATTATTGCAAATGGTGGTAGTGTACAAATGATAAATGAAATACCACAAGAGATTAAAGAAAGATATAAAGATGTTTGGGAGATATCACAAAAAACATTATTGGAATTATCTGCGATTAGAAATAAGTTTGTTGATCAATCACAATCATTAAATGTATATCATGCCGATGCTAAATATTCTAAAATATCAAGTGCGTTAATGTATGCGTGGAAAACTGGTTTAAAATCTGGTGTATATTATACCAGAACCAAATCAAAAATAGAAAACAATTCGAAATTATCGAGCGGTAGTTCCAACGAAGTACAAAAAAAACCAGAAAATACCCAATTTGAATGCTTTGGATGTTCAAGTTAGTAAATAAAGCCACCTTTTTGGTGGCTTTTTTCTTTACAATAAAATATTATTTCTTACTATTTATGAATAAAATAAAACCATGAATATTAGGAAGAATACATACGGAATTAATTTCCCATTTGATGATAGTGATAGTGGTGATTTTTTACGTTTAACTGAAATACCAGAGCGTGAAATTAAATCAAATTTAATACATTTATTATTAACTAGAAAGGGTAGTCGTTATTATTTACCAGATTTTGGATCTAATTTATATCAATATGTGTTTGAACCATTAGATGATATTGTTATTGGTAAGATTGAAGAAGAAATTAATGATGCAGTTGAAAAATATATACCAAATCTAAAAATAAATAAAATAACGATTGAAACGTTTTACGATAATATTCAATATATTAATGATCAAAAACAACAACACACCATAAAAATAAAGATTGATTATGTAATAACTAGTCGTACTTTTCAATCACCAGATACAGTAACTTTAGTATTATAAAATGGCAAAACAAATTAATTACAGTAAAAGAGATTTTGCTTCATTAAAAAATGAGCAAATTAATTATATAAAACAATATTATCCAGGATTGGTGCAAAATTTTAATGATGCGTCAATACTATCTGTTTTTTTAGATTTAAATGCCGCGATTGCGGATAATTTACATTTTCATATAGACAGAGCATTACAAGAAACAGTTTTAGATTACGCTCAGGAAAGGCAATCATTATTTAATATTGCTAAAACATATGGGTTAAAATTACCTAGTAGATCATCTAGTATTGCCGTTTGTGAATTTAGTGTTCAGGTACCCGCTAGAGGTGATGCTGAAGATGCCAAATACCTACCAATATTATATGCGGGTTCACAATTTTTATCAGGTGAAAATTCATTCGAATTATTGTATGATATTGATTTTGCGTCCAATTTTAATATTTCTGGTAAAGTTGATAGAACTAAGGTTCCAATATTTATCAATGGAGTTTTAACGTCATACAGAATAACTAAAACAGGTATTGTTACAGCTGGTGCTACCAGAATATACACACAAAAAATAACGAATACAAAATCTTTTTATCAAATTACATTACCTGAAAATAATGTACTATCAATTGAGTCTATTATACATAAAAATGGTACGACATTCCAAACAGCACCAACAATATCTGAATTTAATTCAGATATAAACAAATGGTATGAAGTACAATCGTTAGCTGAAGACAGTGTTTTTATCGAAGATAGGTTAACACCACCAATTAATGGTATTTACCGCGGTAATTATATAAAAATCGACACAAGATTTATAAAAGAATATACACCGAATGGTTTTTGTACATTGACTTTTGGTTCAATGACGAACCAAGGTTTGGATATTTTAGATGATTTTGTTGATGCGGGTAGTTTTGATTTAAAAAGTTTTCTAAATAATAATAGTTTAGGCTTTGCACCAATAGCTAATACCACAATGTATATTAAATATAGAATTGGCGGTGGTGCTGACACTAATGTTGGTATTAATACTATCGATACCGTTGGTCAGGTTTCTTTTAAAATTAATGGGCCTGATGAACAAATAAACTCTATTGTTAGAAATTCATTAACCGTTTTAAACGTTACACCAGCTATTGGTGGTGGTGATCAACCATCAATCGAGGAATTAAGAAATTATATTTCATATAATTTTGCAGCACAAAATAGAGCTGTAACATTACAAGATTATAAAGCTATTGTCCTAGGTATGCCAGCAAAATTTGGTGTACCATCTAAAACTAGTGTATCACAAATACAAAATAAAATCAATATTTCGGTACTATCAACAGATACTGATGGCAATTTAACAAATACTGTAACAACAACAGTATTGGAAAACATCGCAAATTATTTATCAAGATATAGAATGATAAATGATTATGTTATTGTTAGACCTGCTGATGTTATTAACATTGGTTTTGAGATTTCCGTATTAGTTGATTCTGGTTCACAAATTAGTTCGGTTGCAAATATCGTATCAACGGTTACGGATGAATTTAATAAAGAAACAACGGATTTAGGACAGGGCTATTTTGTTGGTAATTTAATCAAAAAACTATCACAAATTGACGGTATATTGAGTATTAATTATATCAAAGCATTTAATAAAGTTGGTGGTAATTATTCTACGAGTAAATTAAGTGATGATTTATTAATTAATTTAAACACAAATGAGATTGATTTAACACCTGGGGCAATTAAAGTAACAAACGATCAAATATTACAAATAAAATCACCTGAAATTGACATTGTTGTAATACCAACAACCCAAAATTTATCAATATTATAATATGGATGAAAGAAATATAAGAATCCCTATTGATTTAAATAGTGATGACAAAGTTATTAATGTTAAATTAGATCAGGAGTTTGATAATTTAGAAATTCTTAGTTTAAAAATTAGCAATAGTGATACATATACAAGACAATGTTCTGATTATGGGGTTATTGTTGGTAGAGTTATGTTAAATAGTGGTTTCGGTGTTCAAAACGCAAAGGTAAATGTATTTATACCGATTACAGCTGAAGACTCAGATAGACCTGAAATTACCGAAATTTATCCTTTTGATAGTATTAACACGACATTTCCAAATGGCGTTAGATACAATTTATTACCAAGAGTTAGAAACACTAAAAATCAAAGCCACAGATCCGTTGGTAACTTTCCCGACCCAAGTGATTTTGCAAATTATCCACAATACGTTGAAGTAATGGATAAATATTATAAATACACTACTGTAACAAATGAATCTGGTGATTATATGATATTTGGTGTACCAACAGGTCAGCATGATATTATAATGGACTTTGATTTATTTGATACAAATTCTTTTGAATTAACAGCTAATGATTTAGTAGAACAAATTTCATTAAATAATAGTGTTGAACAATTAACAACGTTATTAAATGCAAACGCGAATACAAACGAGGACATTGAAAATGTTGATAGGGTACCTGGATTTAAATATTTGGGTAACAATAACTATGAGATTGATGTTAAAACCAATTTGAATGAAATGCCAAATATTTTTCATCAGGTAAAACAAATAACAGTGTCACCTTTTTGGGGTGATAATGATGCTTGTGATGTTGGTATTACTAGATGTGATTTTAGAATTAATTACAAATACACGCCAACAGCTATATTTTTTGGTTTTATACAAACAACGGCTAGAGAATTTTATATTGATGTTGATTATACTTTTATCGGCGGTCAACCAGAAATTTATGGTAAAGATAATGTTGCTGTTAATGAATATGGTAGTTTACTCCCACTCCAAAAATTAGAAGTTGTTGTTTACCGATTAGATGATAAATTAACCCCTGGTAGTAGAAAAAGACTTGGTGTTTATACTGGATCTTTTTATAATGGTATTTTTAGAATTACATTACCAATGTATACCGACTATTATATAACCGATGAATCTGGTGAATTAATACCAACAAGTGATACAACATTAGGTATACCAACTAAAGGTTATTATGCTTTTGAGATTTATGATACTGATGATGGATTTACAAACAGAAGAGAACCATTTGGGGGTTTTGTTAATAATATAGTACCAGGTGTTAGAATACCATCATCAACTACTGGTGATGCGTTTTTAGGTGGATGGGAAGGTACATGGACAGGTTTGTTTGAATATGATTTATTAAACAGAAAAAGAAAATATTACACAATTAAAACTATCTATAAAAAACATAACAATAATAATGTTTTACTTCCTGGTGATTTTATTAGTTATTTTCCATACTTTAATGAAGGGAAAATTGATTTATATTGGAATTTCCCATTAAGTTATGCTAATCTTTCTGATATTGCAGAACCCGAAATAATCGGTTCGGTTTTAGTACCAAGAATTAGAATAGCAATAGAGACAATTGGTAGAGTCAACATACGCCCAAATGACCCTATTTTAGATATTGAAAATGGTTTAAGAAGACCCGTTAGATGTGTGAATGAAATTAATATCGATAAATCACAAACTTTTAATACACCTGTTTATGATTATGAAAAATATTTAGGAATTGGTGTTAAAAAAACTAATGGTGTAAACTTTGGATCGGTATTTACCGAACTATTTTCAGATGATGATTTTATTGGATATGGAGAAGATGGTAGATATGGTACCAGTATTTTTGGTGAAAAAGCAACTTGGAATTACGGTGATAATACCACAACTGTTTTTATACCATCATTATACGCCTCAACATTGGCTAGAAAAAAAGGTTCAAATGCCAATGGTCAAAGTGTACATAAAGCATTCAACCAAGTTGTAAATGATCAATACACATATGGTGTTTTTATAAATTCAGTTATTTTCGCAAATAAAGAACCACTAATGGAAATTTTAATATATGATATAACTGATGATTTACCTGATTTAATTAAAGATGGTGTATATTCATCGTATAATAAAGGTGGTAAGAATATTAACAAATTAGTACCAAGAAATAACACTGAAGAAATATACGTTGAGGATGACACTATAACAACAAACCCAGTTTTAAATAATAATAGTTATAAGGGTAATTTTTATTACTTTGGTATTTGGAAAGATGCTAACTCTTTATATGATATTGAAAAAAATTATTTTACTAGATGAGCGATATTATAGAAATTTTAGGTGAAAAAAAATTTATTGGTTCTAGAAATAAAGAATTGAGTACTAGATTAGTTTTAGAGGAAAATAAAAAAATTAAATACGATAATAATTTATTTTACAATGTTTCACAACAAGACCAATACTTAACAGAAAAAAATAATTCAAAAACATTTAGATTTTATGGTAAAATTAATCCAATTATAAATTTAGATGTTTATGAAAAAACAACAAACGGAGATGTTAAAATTGAATTAAATAAAGATATTTTCGATATTAATTTAGATAATTGGTCTATCGTTATTTTGAAATCAAAAAGGATCG